AGTTTAGAAAATCCATATGTTCATCAGCTGTATCAATGTAAACATCAATTCCTGTAAATTTACCTGTAGCAAATTTTTTATAAGGATTATGCCCACAACCAATATCTAATACATTTTTAGCTGCTAAGACTCTGTTAACTACAGTTTCGTCAACTTCTTGAGTCTGCCATTCAGAACTAAACCATCGCATATTAGTTGTCATTTGAAAAATTCTTCCGAGTTGTGAGCTTTATCATCTACCCAGATATCGTAATGTTCTTTCTCACCAACTGACAATTCGTGATATTTACAACCCCAACTATCTAATTGAGTTTTAGTCATTTCGTAGTAATTAATACCACTAACTGCTCCTCGAGCAGTCATATATTTAATAGTATGTCCCTCATCATATAGTCTATTTATTCTAAAAATACGACCCATAATTGGTACATGATTTTCATAGTCCCATTTGCCACTGGGTAATTGATGTGCATGACAGATAGTGCCGTCAATATCTACGATATACTTCATGATTAGTCCTTATAAATTATTATCATGTATATGTAATTGAAGAAGTGTGTAGTGTAACACCTTCATTAGATCTTTACGAGCATCTTCTCTCGTACCTTTATTTAAATATCTACTTGCATACTTATCTACATTTCCCATACAGAATCCAGTACCATGACCTTTATCTATAATATTTTCCATAGATTGAATTTTATTAGTATTATAATGTGCTGCATAAGTACTATCAATATAGTCTGTAAACTCTTCTATTAGTTTATCTTCACTAAACTTATATATGTTAGTTTGCTCAGGAATAACTTGTTCTTCTATTACTTTAATACCTAATGCTTCAATCTCTTCTTTTGTGTATTGGTTATGACCATGTCCAGCAGCAGAGTCCCAACCAATTGTTTGTGGTTCCGGTCTTATATCATTTGGTGATATTGGTCTCATATCTCTTCCTATTTCCCATCTATCTGTTGTTCCTTGGTATCTGCCATATACGACACCATCTACTCGTTCATATACTAATCCAACACCTGGTTTAAGTGTTCCCATTAGCCAATCTTCTTTTTGATAGACTCAAGTAACTTACTTAAATTTTCTTTTTTATTTAAATTAGTTCCTATAACTTCTACACCTAAAATCTCTTCTAGCTCTCTCAACATAACTTTTACAGTTAATGACTTATCTTCTTCATCTAATTCAGGTTTTTCATATATTTTAAGTTGTACTAATTTACTTATAACACTTCTATAACCCTTTTCAAATATAGATGCTAATTCATGTACATCTTTAATTTCTTCCTCAAGATAAAGCCTAGTTAGTTCAGCTTCTTGTTCATCATTCCAAGCTTTAATACTCATATTCGTTCTCCAATTCTTCAAATTCCAATTCTAATTGATTATTCCATATATACCTTTGTGCTACTGCTTCTGCAGCGTCATTTAGTAAAGGTATTAAAGAGCTAACTTCATCTGCTGGAATAGAAAATCCTGTCTTAGTAGGAAACCACTGTCCTGTATCTCCATCCATTGTATAATCTCTTATATGTAGATATAGTTTATCTCTAAATTCATTAATAGTTACTTTTACTGCATTACCGTTTGGTTTGTGGAATGCAGTGCCAAAGTCTATATTCATATTGTTACTACTTTTTCAGTGCTTATAAAATCTCTTGCCCAAGCTGTAACTGGGTATAACTTAAATATCTGCACTAAAGCATATCTAGTTTCTGTAGTTGACTCATTTGACATTCCATGAGCTACTAAATCAGGATCAAAAAATATTGTTTCTCCTTGTTTTAGCCATTGAACTCTGCGTTTCTTTTCTGTATCTATAAAGTTATATCTAAAATCTTTACTTGCAGTAAGAGCTGTAATACTTCTTATCATATAATCATTTTTATCTTTTACTGCTGTATTATTACCGTCAGTATGTAAAGGAATCTCTTGTCCTGGTAGTTGCCTATGTATACGCACTCTAGTAGTTTGTAAATCAAAATGATCTACTAATCTTTTAACTTGAGGTATTTTATCATATAAAGCTGTATACTTAAAATCGTTAGGATTTTCTAAAGGATTAGATCTATAAAAGTCAAATACACTTCCTGATTCACTTTTTATTGATATAGCGTCTACATGTCCAGCAAGATCTTGATCTGTATGTTCTACAAATTTTAATTGCTTAACCCAGCTATTATCAAATTCTAATCTTGTTTTAGCTTTTAATAACATAATCTTTTATTTGTCCCCCTTCTACTGGTCTATCTAAGAAATCTTTACCTAGAATCCATATATTGGGATTTTGTTTAGTAATTTCATCTATCCAAGTTTTATAACTAGTAGTAACACCTTTTAATCCGTGAAGATAATGAGCATTTACAGTATGAAAAGCATTACTCCACCATATTACACTACCAGGTTCATTAACTATTTTATTAGTTATAGGAGTACAATCTTTTGATATGTCTACATGAGTCCATGTATGTTCTAATTTTTTATAGCGTTTCCAATGTTCTTTTATTCTATCTTCACCGCCCCACCAAGATATTTCTCTTTCCCAAAGCATATCATCTGTTTCATGTTCTGTTAGAGTTCCGTGTGTTTCATTAAATTGATATTTTTTTCTAGCCCAGTTTATAAATGCAGGATAGTCTTCACCGTTCCATTGTTTTAACATCATTTTTTTATACGCAAGTGCAGGTTTACTATAATCATAAAAATTAACTTTTGCATCATCTTCAAAGTTAAACGTATCTAGTATTATATGAGGTTTAAAACTAGCTGCTAGGGTATATAAATGTCTAACTGGTTCTTGTATTTTACAATACTTTAAATCTAAATATGTTTCTGTATTCCATAAGAATACACATTGTGGTGCATAATTTACTATATTGTTAACCCAAGATAGTTGAGTCTGTAAATCTTCAATACTACTAGTAGGGTATACAAATTCTTTTGCATCACGTATTTTTGGGTGAAAATTATAAACAGTTAGACCATTTTCTAAACTTGTGTTTATAAAATTCCAACCATCTACTAAAGGAGTACATACTTTAGTTTCTTCCGTAGGCATAACTGCTAAAGGAGTATAATCATCATGTATATCTTTAGCATGTCTATTAGCAGCAGCTAGATGTTCTGGTTTATCTAACTTATGTTTAGCTTCTCCCCATACAGGTTTATCAAACTTCTTATAGTAATTTAAATTAACTAGTATACACTGTTTATGTAATCCATAGTACCCATTACCTTCTGCCCAATTACTATTTGGAGTCTCTTTGTCCATAATATGTCCTGTAACAAAGAAGTTCTTTTTACCCATCCATTTTTCTATAATTTTAAAAAACGAACCATCTCTAACAATATGACCTACTGCTTGTACTATACAGTATTCTACATCATGTTCTAGTGCCTTATCTAATACATCATTAACTGAGTTGCCATAGATTATAGGTCCGAAATACTTGAATCTTGTAAAAAATTCTGTAATTTCTTTGCGTTTTTCTTGTATAGTCATATTTCTAGATGCAAATTTTGGATCATCAAATATTGCTACTACATAATTTTTATTGAGGCCCATTTTTCGCATAACTATACTCTACTAACTCTTTAAATTCTTTTGTTATTTTACCATGTACTATTATATGGTATCTATCTTCATCACTATTATTATATACTGCATGAGTATTTCCTACATCTAGTAGTAATGCTTTTCCAGGAGTAAAAGGTAAAAAACCTTTATGTCCTTTCATTTTAAAATTACAACCTTCAGGATTATTTAGTGCTATATTAGTAGGTGCTAGTCTATGCTCTTCAGAATCTTCATGAGGTGTTATGTATCCTTGAGGCTCTAATAACATAAAACGTACTCTATAGTATACATCATAGGGAAAATAATATTTAAAAAACTCGTGAGTTATAGGGCATCTTGCACATATTTCTGTCCAGTCATAGGGAGTTTCTTCATGACTGCTATAACCGTATTGTGTAAAGTGGTTAGTTTTAGTAGGGTCTATTCCATGGATACATAGACTTCTCCAACCTTTATGCCTATAAGCTCCACCACCATTATCTTCATCTCTGTGTTTAACAAACTCATCTTTAAGAGATATTGCTTCTTTTAACATATCTTCATGTGGTATATCTATATCAAGTTCTAACCAAGGTAAACCACTTTCAGTTGCTATTTCTTTATATTTCATTGTACGTCTGCTTCTAATAACATAGATTCATCAAATGCAAAACTAGTTCCACAACCACAACTAGCTTTAGCTCCTGGATTTTCTACTTTTAATTGCTTGCTTAATCCTGATGTATCTAAATCTATAATACTTCCGTATAGATACTTTAAGCTAATAGAGTCAATAACTGATGGTGGGTTCTCTGAAAATTGTATATCATCTTTTTTAGGATGTGTTTCTACGTCAAAAGCATAATTAAAACCAGAACAACCTCCCCCATCTACTGCAAATCTAAAATATTGTCCTTTTTCTAAAATATCAGTAATGTATATCTGAGCTTTAGTAGTGATAGTGGGCAATTGCCCACTAACTTCTTCATTAAATATAGGAACATTACCATGAAAATCTTCAATAATTTTTTTATCTAAATTAGGCATTTCTGGTGGCTTACTATTTTTAGCTTCTACCTCTAGATTTGCAAAAAATTCATCTAATTCATCCATTATATTCTCCTTATAATACTATAGTATTACAAATTATTAAAAAGTCAATATCTAACAATCTTAGTCCTGTTACTAACTTTTTCAAATACAGATACATAATCTTCTGCTACTTTTTTCCAAGTATTTACCATATTCATATTATTTCTTTTACTATATATCTCTTCTTCTTTATTATGTGAATGATAAATTAGTTTAAGACCGTTTGTTAGTGCTTCTCCATTAGGTTCATTATAAAAAGTATGAGTACTCATCCCTGTCATAGAATCTCCTGATTTCATTGCAAATACATTTGGATCTGCTATATTCATAGATTTACGTTCTGTAGGTAATTTAAATCCATTATCATTAGATACAAAATCATCTGTAGGACCGCCATCAGATACTACAGGTATACAACCACAAGCCATTGCTTCTTGAACATGCATACCAAATCCTTCAGCTCTATAAGGATGTAATAGTATATCAGATGCTTTAAATAAAGCTGCCATTTCTTTATCAGACAAATCATCATCTATATATTGTACATCTGAACATCCTGTTTTATACTGCATTTTTATAATTTCATTTAGTATATTACTTTGTCCATAAATTTTAGGATTATCC